AATTAATTCATAACTAATAGCAGTATTACCTTGTTCTGTTGTCTCAATCCTAATAATTTGATGAACTGTAGAACTAATAACAACTCGATCTGAAACAGTCGGCGTGTAATCCAAATCAGATGCAGCAATTGTTAACCGTTTATCAGTTGCTTTTATTAATTCTCCTACTTCTCTTTTAGAAACACCTTCAACAAAACCTTTAACAGTTGTGTCTGCGGTTGTCTCTCCCATTGCACCTGTAGTGGTGTTATAAGCACTTCCTGTAACTTTACGAATCGTAACACTACCGCCTACAGCTTTAAGAACTTTGCTTGCTGCTTTTCTAAAGCCTTTAGGTTTTACTGGCATTAGATCCTATAAGCAATAACTGATCCTGCACTTGTTTGAGTAATGCTGGTGAAAACTCCTTCAATTTCTGTGCTTGCTTTTAAATCAATTCCAGAAACAGTTGAAGAACCATTCTTAGTGACATTTGGAGAAACCAAAGTAACAGTTGAATCTGTTAAGCAAGTAATTTTCCCAAACCTCCCTGTATGGGCGTTTGTGTCTGTGATGATGAGTGCAGCAGGATAAGACATTCCCATTAGCTTCGTTTTACAGCGATGTTGCCTGGTCCACTAATTCTAATGCCTGTGAAGTATCTTTCAAACATTGGTGGTACACGATCAGCACCAACAGCACCGTAAGAATTAGGAGTTGCATCCAAAGATCCAACTTTTATGTTTTGATAATCCTCTAAACCACTAAGCCCAAGACCGTCTTTATTGTTATTCAAATAAACAGATAAAACAGCTAAAGCTTTCTTTATTTGATCTGGAATTTCTGTATCTGTAAAATAATCTGTTGTTATACGAAAAGGAAAACCAACAGAATAAGTATTGATATAAGTATCAGGTTTTCTTACTCCAGTACGAGGCCATTGCAAAGCCTGAGTATCTGTTGCCCTTGCACCTAAAAATCTTTCACGGTCAATCCGTTGGGTTGCCGAATATAAAGCTCTATTTTTTTGATCAGTTGTAGCAGATGCCCATGCAGCAACATCATCATCCTCCACAAGACCATCAATTAGATCTTGCGTATCAGAAAGAGTTAAATAACTGTTTGCGCTAGCTGATCCTGCTGTCGCTACTATCGTTATTGCCATTAGAAGAAACTTTAGGTTTACGCTTGCGTTTTGGTTTTGGCTTAACAGGAGTAGAGGCCACCTGTGCGGCAGCCTCCCTTTCCTTCGCTCGCCTAAATGCGAACATTCCCATTAGCTAGATGCACCTTTTAGGAGCACAAAGTTAAGAACAATTGCTTGGCTTAAAGAACCGCCAGAAAGATTTCCAACAGTAACTTTAAAAGAACCAGCAGCAATAGCCGAAACGACTAACCAATAAGCACCAGCAGTTCCAGCAGAACCATGATTGACAACTACAACATCAGTTGCAGCCACACGATCATTGTTAACTTGGAATGTAACTTCTGCTGCATCAGCTAGAGCAGCATTGTTCATGGTGATCTGTCCTGACTCTGTATTCAGAGTTACAGCCGTTGATTTGTTAGTTGCTTGAGTAACAGTTCCACCAGTTGTAGGACCAGCAGCTTTACCAGCAGTTACTTCGAATTGAGATGGCATTAGTTTTTACCTCTAATCCTGAGCAGAAACATTGGTCGATCTCACGATGCCAATATTCTTTGTTTCGTAAACCTTCGACCAGTTGGCTACGGTTTCAAGTTGAGCGCGAGTTGGGTTTGTTGTTGTAACAGCCCACTTAGTACCAACAGGATGATATGTGTAATGGAGGTCAACAGCCATTGCATCAGATTTTGCAAGGATGTCTCTGTCTGTCTCAGTAGTCAAACCTGCCTGCTCACCAGAAGCTACAGCCCCAGGTGTGAAGAAGTAGGTTGAGTACTCAGTAGAAGCACCTGAACCTGTTGTTGCTACGTCATCAGAAACGATAACTCTTAAACCGCAATAGGTAGGAACAGAACCATTACTACCGTAAGCAGCAACAATTGAACCACCAGATGCAGTTGCACCAGCACCAGTATCACCAGCTACGACATAATCAACAAGCTTGCGCTCAACTAAATCGTAATAGACCTTTGAGTGCATACAAACAGCAGAAAGCTGATCACCTGCATCTCCAAGAATTGCCTTTGCCTTAGCAACATGCTTAGGACTTAAACCTGTAGGAGTATCACCACTCTCTGAGTCGATGCAATTAGCAAATAAAGCAGAGTTGCTGTCATTTGCATTAATTGAACCAAATACGCCAGACAATGCTGAAAGCAAATCTTTTTGTCTTTGGTGAGCAATGTAAGCACCGACTTTTGAGCCGATAGCAGCCATAGGATCAGAGCCAGCAGCTAAAGCCGCTAAGTCTCTTGCTTCCCATGCACGACCTCTATGAAGGATCACAGAAATCTGCTTGTCAGCCTGAATCTTTCCAGGCGTTAAAGAACTGCTGTCAGTTAATACCTCAAAATCTCCAGAAAGGTTTGCTTTCCAGAAAGGTACATTGCAAAAATCACCCCCCTCTGTCGCATTAAGCTCGGCCATTGGTTGAACCACACCGCTAGCCAAAAAGGCATCACGCTTAGTTGTCTGCTCAATCAAGTACGGCGTAAAGACTTCAGGGATGATCACGTCAGACCTTACGGTTGCCATGAAAAATTACCTAAAAATTAGTTTTACGGTGTGGGCATAACCCATTCGGCTCGGCATAACTCCGCCTTATCTAATTATATTAGCGTTTAACTTGGTTTTTCAAACGATCATACAAATCCTTGTCTGTTCTATAAAGTCTCATTTGCTCCGTAATATTAAAAGTTTCAGCAGCAAATGGATTTTTAGTTCCAGCAGGGACTTCACTTCCGCTAGATCTTCCAGCAGGAGCACCACCACCTTGAGGCTTTGGTTGCTTCAATATGTAATCAGGTAACTTCCCTTTTGCCCACTCACTGACAGGCGTTCTTTCATACCCATCAACAACAACAGGAACACCATTATCAACCTCAATTTTATCTTTAGGCAGGAAATTATTTAAGACTAAACTTGGATCATGCACTATTTCCGCCAAGGCTTGTACGGCAGGGGAAACAAGTTCCAACTCTCGCAATTTTGTTTCAAGTTCTGTAATTTTATTATCTTTTTCGGCTGATCGTTCTCTGAATTGATCCTCAAGTTTTGTTCTTGCTTCGGTGTACTTTCCTTGTTTTTCAAGTTCAGCTTGTTCAGCATTACGTTTAAATTCAACGAGTTCTTTGTAATCATCAGGAACTTCCATCAGTTCCTTCTTTTGCATTTTTCCAATTAGCTCATAGTTTTTCTTCTTTAAGTTCTCAATCTCTTGTTGTAACTGTTGGTTTACTTGATTCTCCATAGGAGCGTCAGTAGCCATAGGCTCCTGATTCTTTTCTTCAGACATAAAAACCCATAAGGCTGTTAAGGCAGTCTAACAATAACCCTTCTTCTTGCCTTTGCCCTTCTTTTTCTTCTTTGCCATCTTAATTACCAAAAAACCTGTCAATCAAGTCATAATCTTCATCAGATTTGCAATCAATATACAAACCTTCAATAATTTGACCAAATTTTTTCTTCTCTTCTCCCTCTGCTTGTTCCATTGCTATAAAAATCTGCTTAGGTACATTTTTATCTTTTGGGAATCCCCTAGAAAGAATTAAGGCTTCGCTTGCTGTCATCATAAACTCAAAGGTTTTAAAGCATTGTCCATCGTTAAATCGACCCAATTATAAAGGCGGGGTGCATGTTCCTTCAACCCGTCAGGGTTCAAAACATATTGGGTGAACGCCTCGGCAAATTGTTCGAGATAGTTTTTGCGACTGTATTCCCCAGTATAGGTCATCCCCTTAAGTTTCATCCACTGGCGGCCCAACTTCTCCGCCCCGCCTTGGAAATGAACTTGATGACCTGCTTCATGAATCATTGTCGCGAACCAATCTGTTTCGTCTGTTAAAGAGCCAGAAGCCGACCACGTTTCTTTTAATTTGTGCTTCATCATATAATCCCAATCCTTAGTGTGCATCAAAGCATTATTTTCAAGAGCTGCTTTCGAAGTCTTTTTGATTTGCTTGGCTTGAGTTGCGCCAATTTTCTTTGCAGTTTGAGGGATTTTAGTATGAATAATATTTGAATCAATCGAAGTAAAACCTGTATTTGTGCCTCCTGCATTTCCAAAGAGATGCCTTTTACACATCTTTTCAAATTCAAGTCCTTCCGCCTTTTGTAATATCTTTTTATTTCTCAACCAATAAAAACGCGATTCAGCATATTCTTTTGAAGGTTTTTCTATATTCAAATATTTATCAAATCTATTTTCGACTGTTTTGAGTTGATCTTTATAAGCCTTTAAATTTGACCCAGACAAAAACTTACTCTTAATTTGTTCAAAATTCGCCCTTTCTCCAGGCATATTAAAGTGCCTTATCATCTTACTTTGTTTCATAAACTGACGCATTTTTTTCGTGTTTTCCCCTATTAATCCGCCTTGTTTCTCCCAAGTATCAAGACTGTCATCGACAAATCTTTGAATACTTGGAGCAGCCTTGTTCTCTTTTAACCACCTGTCAACCTCATAAGTGGACATATCTTTTGCAGAGATTGAAGCTTTAACAGGAGTCGCTTTGGCCTTCGGAGCTGCTGCCTTTTTCTTCCTTGGTTTTATGTCTTCTGGTCTGCCATATCTCTTTTGTAATGTTGCCAAGCTTGTTTCACTATTATCCTCACGCATAAACTTTTTCATTGCTTCATCTGGTCCATACTTATTCGATAACCGATTAAAATATTTTGCCTTTTGAGTTCCTAAAACTTTTATCTGTTCTGGCCCAGGAGTAAATTTTGTTCCTGGTTTTCTCTTGTCATATAACCATTTTCCATAGGTTGTATTAGCAGGAACAGGACCATCAGCACTTGCCCTTTTTGCTGTGGTTACAGACGGTGGAGCTGGCCAACCATTGCCTTTATAATCAATAACAGGAACAGTTGTAGATCTACAATTGAAATGCTGCGGTGGTTCTGGTCCCTTCCCATACTCAAAGATTTGACCGTCCAAATTTCTGCAAACAGGAGAAGTCTTTGAATCTAAAGTTGAAAGATAACGATATTCCTTTGTGACCCTCTTATTAGCCTTGTAAACACTTTGACTAGCTGCATTAGAAACTTGATTAACACTTGTTCTAACAATCGTATTAATTTGATGCGTTGCCATCTTCGTGGCTTCTCCTCCAGCTTGGCCTAATTGTTTTAGTGTCTTTGCCTTATCTCCAAAATCCAAAGTGCCGACTAATTGCCTTGCAATATCTTGTGTAGGTTCTCCAGATAAAAGACCTGTACGAACGATTTGATTAAAACGATTTGCTTGCTGTGAAGCTAAACCTCTAAATGCTTTTTTTACAGTGTCTCCATTAGGGAGCGTCAGTTCTGCTCCTTGTTTTGCTGTCAAATTAAAAACACCTGCTCCTGCTTTTCTTTGCTGTGATCGAGCTGCTGCTGCAAAACTTATATCTGTCGGTTCATTAGTAACAACTGCCTTAGCGAAACCAGGGCTAACAGCAACAGACTGAACAGAATAACCAATCTCTTTTACAATTTCTTTTCTCATTCCTGACGGCAATGCTTTTTTTATTTGATCCTCAACAAAACCCGTCTGAAGTTTTGCAACCCCTTCTAAATCCTTAATCAAAACATCAACGCTTTCTTGCTGCCACTTACTTAAAGAATCTTTTGTTTGTTTGATTAATGATCTTAACCTTGCTGCTCTATATGATGGCCCTTTTGATTCATCAATTTTTTGCAATTGCTTAGAAGCTTTGATAATTACAAAAACATTTTCTTTAGCAATTTTCCTTGCAATGCCATTACTAAAACGATTTAGATCTATAGCGTTCCGATAGAAAACACTTGGAACACCTTCACCAGCAGGTACTTGTGTTGGCATTATTCATCAACTTCTTCAGGCATTTCTTCTGTTACTTCTTCTTGCGGTTGTTCCATATCAATTAAACCGCCCATCTGAGTGGATTCCAACTCTTGCTCTATATCAAATTCATCTCCTAACACCTCCCCTTCTTCTAACTGCTTCAATAAAGTTTCTTGCGTGATTGTTCCAGCCGTATAAAGTTGCAGCAAACTTCCTATCTCTTGCGGATCAAGACGAGCTGCCAAGAAGTCACGATTTACAAAACTACTTCCAGCTTCGTTACTTCCTAAATAATTCGCATGGAACAGAAGACAGTTATCAATCATATCCTGCATCTGCTGTGCAACGACCATCATTGTTGAGTCTCCTTGAGATCGGTCTATTCGTTTTGACTCTGCTGTTTCTGCGGATAATTTTTGTCCTAACACAGCCGCTAAACCCAGATTATTTATTTGCTTTTCAAGGCGGTCTAAACGCTCAAATTGTGCATTAAAGCTTTTACCATCTGGCTCAATATATTCAGCTTTACCCTCGGCAGGAAAAGCAATTGCTTCTCCTGGCCCAGCACTTACTTCTTCACTTGATTGAGGAAAGCCAAAAAAGGCCAACATCGGAACAGCACTGATATGAAGCTGATTATCTAAGTCAGATTGAATTTGATATGCCTTTAAATTTAATTCTGCTATGTCCTCCATCGGTGGGCGTGACTCCATAAAGTTCACCCTGTTTGCATAAGCAACAGCAAAAGGAATATCTGTTAATGATGTTGTCCCTTCTTCATGCAACGTATATTCACCACTCTTTTCATTTTTGCGGTGGATCTCAAAAGCTCCAGGTGTTAACACCCTTACCTGCTCAACTTCTTTTTCTCCGTAATCACCATCTGCTTCAAATACTTTTTCTAAAAGCCTTAGCTGTGTAAATTTCTGCATCCCATCAATAATTTCTGTCCTCCAACCAAGAATTTCTCTAGGGGTATAAGTCACCCAATATGGACGGCCTTTTTGTCCTGCTGCTGGAGCATCAACTAAAACACCAACATGCCCATACCTAACTGCTAGTCGTGCTGTTTCATAAGTCCATACATTTAGATCGTTCCCTTGAAGATCTACATCAAATAACTGCTCTCTAATTACGTCACCAACATCATTTAATCGAACAGGCTTTCTAACTAACATTCCACCCAACATCTTCTCAATGCGTTGCAGATATGGAGGAACGACAGAACGAGCTAAACGATTGTCATATTGATCATCTAATTCTCTTGGTTCTTGCGGTAAATATCTCCTATGTTTTTTTCTAATGCCAAAAGTTCCGCTTTGTAAATCTTCACTTAAAATCCAATGCGGTTCCATATTCTGCCAAGCAAAACATGGGTCTTCTACCGTCACACCTGCGGCGGCTTTTTCTCGGTTGTAATGGTTGTAGCCGCTATACACAATTAAGCCTCGACACTATGTAAACAGTTTATAGATAAAAGCTAATAAATTCTAATACCCGTTCCTCTTCCTGATCGAGCATATAACAAATTAAACTCACGATAAACCATATATCCGAGCGCATCGGGGAAATGATCGTGCCCATTTTGCTTGTCTGGTAGGTCTGTTTTTTCATCCCAAGATTGTAATTCAAGACACTCAATTAAGGTTCGGCAACTGGAGCTAATCTCCAACCTTGATTCTCCTTTGCCGTTACATAAAAGAGCTTGAACAGACGAGACTCGATCTTTGATTGGTGGGTTCGATTTCGGGCTTTGATTTGTGAATCCATAACCTTCGAGTATGGCAATGTCTGTTTTCTGTGCATTTGTGGACCGATTCCCCCCAGAGCTATCTGGATAAATGAGTATTCGTCTTTTTGGATAGCGTCTAATCAACTCTTTCGCGAGTGCGTCAGTGTCGTGAGCTTTCGCAATTTCATCTATTATGACGAGCTTATTTCCGTCTCGCACCCCAACAACAGCATTTGTATTATCTATGTTGAAATCAATTCCACAGCGTAAAACTTCATCCCGATAATCAGGTAATTTATCTTTTACATGAATATCCCTAGAGAAACGAGAATAGACAGATCCCGTATTTAAGTTGGTAAATTGCCCAAGTAAATAAGCATTTATCAATTGAGGAGGATAATTTTCCCGCAAAGATTCAATAAATCCTTCTGGAAGAAATGGATTATCGTATGAACTGCCTCTTATCAAAGCAGTATCAGGTTTTGCTTCCTTTTCAAAAGTTTTAAAGCAATATCCATATCCCTCTGGAGTAGTAGAAACATAAAACTGCTGAACATTGCCTGACCTCAATCTGGCAAGTGCCATTGTTTGTGCTTGCTCTGCGTCATACTGTCCAACGGTATCTGCTTCATCAAAGCCAACAGCACATAAGTTCTGACCTCTTAAACGCTGATAAGTCAGGATCGTTCTAAGCAAAATTGTATGATTTCCTTCTTCAAAAATTAATTTGTATTCAGGCAAAGGCGACACTCGAAACTCATAAGGTATTTCCCATTGCTCCAGAAGCTCGTTAAAAGTACGAATTAAAATATCTCTAAGCATTGGAGAAGTTGGCTCAAAGACAGCACTAACGAACCCAACATTCATTGCTGCCAAGATGCAAGCTTTAGAGACTAAAGCGTGAGTTTTACCAGCTCCAAAACCACAAACTAAAGCTAATTTTCGATGTTGAGTATCATCACAGAATTGTTTTTGATGAGGCAATAAACCCTCATAAATTCTTGAAATAACTTCTTTACTTGAAGGAGGAGTATTAAAAGCAGCCTTTTCAGCAAAAGCCATTAACGGCTCGTTATCACATATCCCAGTAATTAAAGAAGTCAATTCAAATCAAACCGTAAGAGCCGAGCTTGAAGTTCAACAGCTTTTAAAGCAGCTTGATGATTACCACGTTTAGCAGATTGCGATTCGTAATTTTGCAGACGAGATAAAGCGGATAGAAGCCACTGTGGACGCTCCAGTTCAGCGTCTAATTGTTGAAGTTTACGAGCGCGTGAAAGATACTCTTCTGATTGCCTTAATTTAACACCGTAATTTTCCGCGCAGTACTGCACCACTTGAGTTTTACTGTGGCCATTAATTAATAAATTGTAGACAGAATTAACCCTGCAATCAATTTCTCTGTCTGTTGCTTTTTTAGCCATAAGCAAAATATAGCTTATTCATTGGATAAAGGTTTTAAATCAGCTTCTTCTGCTGTGCTGAGTATATCTGCAATTCGTACCAAATATTGAGTTAAACCAGCAACAACATCAGGGTCTACTCGTTCACCATCATCAAGTGCATTATCCAAGATTGCATCCGCGACATATTCAGATTGAGCGAGGAGAAGAATAAGACGATCAACAACGGGTTGATTCTTTTTTGAGACGTGCATGAGACAGAAATGAGATTAGATAGTGTTCCCACGTTCCCAAGTGTTCCTACCTTTCTTACAAACTTACCTGAGCTATATATATACCCCATATATACCTATTCTTATATTTATATATAAAACATAGGGAACAAAGGGAACATATAGTAAGAAGGTAGATGGCTAGGGATTTTTGAGCGTTCCCAGTAGTGGGAACAAGGTGGGAACAGGTGGGAACTTTAGGAGTTTGGAGGGTTCCAAACCCATTTAGGTGTTCCCTCCACTCTTTTTTTCTTTCTCTCATATTTCAGACTTTTGAGAATAGATGAGACGGTCATGGTGTCAGATTTTGTTTGTCGTTCGATTGGTTTTTCTATGGCATCGGTCAAGAGTAATTCAATAGTTACGTCTTTAATTTGATTCGTAGGATTGTTTAGCCATTGGTTGATAACGGTTAGCCAAGGTGAGTCAACCATGTATCCAAGATTTTCTTTTTCAATTTGATTTTCCTGTTCAAAGGTTAGGAAATGTGACTCTTTATTTTTCCAAGCTTGAACGGCTGCGGCCCATATTGCATCACGTTCTAATTGAAGTGAATCAAGATCTATTGATGTAGCGGTGCAAGGAATAACATGAAAGCGGCGGTTGCCAGTGTCATCAAATAACAGACCAGATTCTTTATTAGAAGAACCAACGATAATGCCAGAACGCGGCCATTCTTCTACAGCTTTACCGTAAGGAACCCGTAAGAAATCGGTAGCACGAGATAGAAAAGATTTAATATGACCAGCGTGTTTTCTAGATGTGATCGAATCCAATTCGGCCCACTCCATTCCCCATGATCTATGCAACGTTAAAATTGAATCTTTCGAGGAAATATCATCAAGAGCATCCGAGAAAAAGGGGCCAAAGAGCGTTTGCCAAAAGGAAGATTTTTTTATCCCCTGCTTCCCCTGAAGAACAGTTGCAGAATCATGTTTACAGCCAGGAAGATAAACTCTCCTTACGGCGTTTATCAGAGTTACCTTAAGCATTGCATCGTAGATTGTTGGTTCATCAATAGATGCGTCTTGAGGTCTTAGATAGGTTGTTGCTAATCGGTCAATATATGTAGGCTCAACTTCAGAAGAAACGTGATCTAAATAAAGGCGAACAGGATCATATTTGTTTTCATGTGCAACTTTTAGAAGACAATCTATTGCCATTTGTTTTTCGACTTTGTAACCAAGTTCGGCGAGCGTCAAATAAAACAGTTCGATGTTTTTAATAACTTCACCATCCATTTCAATTGAATGTGAAAAAGTATTGAAGCGAATCTCTTGTTTTGACTTGCGTAGGAAAGAAATTAATTCTTGTGATGTGAGCTGTTCAAGTTTTGAAGGGATCGGAGTTGTTTCAGGTTTTTCAATAGGAACAACAGAATCAGGAAAAACGCGAGGAGGCGGAGTCCAACCATCTTCTTTAGCAAATTTTTGAAGTGTACCGAGCGAGATGCCAGAGCGTTTAAAAGAATCCCATTTCTTTGCACATTCGCCTGGTTTATATTTGCTGTTCTTCTGAGATAGGTCTTCCCAATCTGCGAGGAGTGAATCCCCTGCTGAGTGAGCCGCCATTCCTATCTTTAACCATTGGTCGTAATCATCTATGCGGTTAGGGTTAATTGATTGAAGAAGAGAACGGGCTTTGTCGATGTCTGAGTTAAAGACTTCAACGGGTGCAGGTTTGTTTTTCTTCTTAGGTTCCATCATCTTTTGGATAATGGCTAAAGGAGCTTCTGCTATTTCAAGATCATCAGGCGAGCGTCCATCCATCCACCTGTAACCATCAGTTGTTGGATGCTTACCAGAGACGATTGATTGAGCTCCATCCCATCGGAGTTCGATTTGTTCAACAGAACCATCAGAATCTTTTACACCAGTTTGAAATTTGCGTGTTTTTATCTTTGACCAATATTTTTCTGGGATTTTGTAGATGAGTTGAAAGCGACCTACTCGGCCAGAAGTCACCATCCAAGAAGAAGGTAAAGAGCCGACAGAAAAACCCCACTCGGTGAGGACTTCTGAAGCGGATTGCCCATCGTGATCGAGGAAGAGCAGACCGCCGCTAAGTCTTCCTGCCAGAACACCTATTCCAGTTGACCGACCTTCAGTGATTTCTTTAAATAACTGCGAACGGGTTAAAGGATTTTTTTGCCAATCGTTTTGGTAGGGGCGTTTATTTTGAACGGCGACAAAACCCCAGTCCTTCGGCAAGCGAAGAATTTCATCTTTAATTGTCATTGGATTATCTGGTTAGCTGAGATTCGTAAGCGTCAAGCTGCTTTTTAGTCATCGCATGACGGATGATTGTTCTGATGAAACCAGCTCTTGAAAGTTCAGGCGGTTTATTTTCGTCTAACCATTTTATTTGTTCTTTCGTTAGCTGAGTGTTGATTGTCTTCAGTTCGATGTCTAAGTCCACTGGGGTTGCTTTGGTAGTAGATATGTGTAAGATACCACTAAATCCAACCCCGTCAAGAAATGAATTTATCAGAGTTTGAGCGAGAGGAATTATGGAAAGCAATTTGCTCTTCAGGTTCTTTTTCCACAAGGATGTCAATGGTAATGGATTGCAATCTTGTTTCTATGGATCTTCTAAAGCCGTGGGGTTTTGATGATCATTACGGCGTGTGGAGAAGCTACAAATTAGATATAGAAGTTATGAATGAATTTGCTGATCAATCGAAGATTACTGAAGCCTGTAAAACAGGACTTGAGAGCAAGCACGTCAACATTAATTTTATAAAAAAATGGAATTAAGAGAATACCAAAAAGAGGCAGCCGATAAGCTTTATTGGTTACTCGCACGAAAACAGTTTGCTTATCTCATGGGTGAGGTAAGGACTGGCAAAACCTTGACCGCTTTAAGTTTGATCGAACGGTTAGGCATCCAACGGTGTTTATTAGTGACAAAGAAAAAAGCAATCCCAAGTATTGAAAAAGATGC